GAAGTAGAAGGAGAAAGAACTGACAAGGATCGAGTGAAAACTATAGTTTCACCCTGCAACCTAGCAACCGAGAGGATGCTGGATTTCCTCGTAAGTCAATGGTATCGTTACGGTTGCGACGATTTGACCTCGGTTGCTACGTCAGGGGGCACCTTGCAACCGGAAAACATAGATGCTGTCGTCGATGCAACCCGAGGTACGTATTTACACGACGTACTATCTGCTGATTGGGACTATTTCAAGCGGTATAAACAGCCACCAGGCGATGCTTGGGATGGCGTCCTACCTAACGACGGCCCTGACCTATCCCAGTTCAACGCTACCGAGGCCAGACTAATCCCGAGCCATGAGGTGCTGGAATCAGCTGTGGTGGAACGTTGTAGAGTCAAGGCTGGCAAGACCATGCTGTCCCTGATGTATGAGCATAACGTCGACGACTATACATGGTTTGAAGGTACCGACGGGCTGTGGCATTGTTACAACAACCAAGGGATGCAATGAGAGAGATAGACGATTTGGACTGGGATGCTAGCGAGCATAGGCTGCTGGACGAGCTGAAGGCTGCCAAGCGTGCCAAGGCTGCCAAGAAAGCCTCGGGTGTTATACCCGAACGGCTAGTGCAGAAAGCGATCGCTGATCAACTGTGCATGCTCGGGTATATGGTTGTGCGTGTTAACAGCAGCACACAACAGCTGGAACATGGCACACGGCTGTCTTCGTACCGTGTGGTGAACATCAACGCCACCTCGGGTCATGCTGACCTGGCTGTATACCGTGACGGCAGAGCGTGGATGTTGGAAGTTAAGGCTGCCAAGGGCAGGGTGTCGGAAACGCAAAACAGGTTTTCGGACTGCTGCCTGCGCTATGGCGTACCCTATGGGATCGTCAGATCTGTCGACGATGCCATCGAGTTCGTCAAAAAGAATTAGGGGGTTTTATGTTATACGAGTTGATCCTATCCGACGTATGCACACTGTGCGGTGTCACACTCGAGGATGCCTACAGTCCCACACGACGTGCTGATGTGGTACGGGCTCGGTCTATTACATGGTATATCCTAAGCAAACACTACGGGTGGACGCTAACGTCGATTGCCAAGCACAGCCAAAAACACCATGCTACGGTCTTGCACGGCATCGCCAGCATCGAGGACGCCTACCTAATGTACAGCGACGTGAGGTCTGTGGTGACTGACATACAGCAGATCAATTACGCTAGTCTTATGAGGGGCTTGTGATGTTGTGGATAAGTGGCCAACTATTAAGCATAACTTAATAGCTGAATGAACCTAACACCTTCACAAGAGGCCGAACTGAAACGTCGTGCACGTGCCATGATGGGGTGGACTGCCCTATCACGGTGGTGCTCTGTTCTGTTGAACCGTGACGTGCCAGTGAGTGAGTTGAAGGCTGACTATGCCCTCATGATCGAGAACGAACGCAACGACGTCAGGTTCCAGCTGGCACAGACACAGATCGACAAAGCCCTGTCAGGTGATAACACGATGCTGATCTGGCTGGGCAAACAACACCTAGCACAGACGGACAAGGCTGCAACGGAGGTGTCAGGCAAGACTGACATCAGGATAGTGCTGGCCCCTACACATGAAGAACCGAAGCACATTGAGGATGCCGAGATCATCGCCATAGGGCCGAAGGACGCTTCATTGTGATTACCATCGACGCCCAATTACACGATGGCCAAAAGCTAATCTTCCGTAACCGGAGGCGATTCAACACGGTCGCCTGTGGTCGTAGGTTTGGCAAGACTGTTATGGCGGAGGCCCTGCTTATCGAATCGGCTATCATGGGCAAACCAGCGGCTTACTTCGCCCCCACGTACAAGATGCTATCTGATGTGTGGAAGGCTCTCAAGACAACGCTGCACCCTATCATCACGGGTGTAAGTGAACAGGAGAAGCGGCTTACTATCGAGACGGGTGGTATCATCGACTGTTGGTCATTAGACGCCTTCGACAGCGTTCGGGGCCGTAAGTATGCCCGTGTCGTCTGCGATGAGGTGGCGATGGTCAGGAACTTCATGGACGCATGGAACGAGGCGATCCGTCCGACGTTAACGGATTACAAGGGCGACGGGTATTTCTTCAGCACGCCTAAGGGCCGCAATGATTTCCACGCTATGTACGAACGTGCCAGGCTAGATGAAACGTATGCCAGTTTCCGTATGCCTACGAGTGTTAATCCTTACATTGCACAGGACGAAATAGACGCTGCACAGCGCGAACTGCCTACCGTGGTATTCAATCAGGAATACCTCGCTGAGTTTGTAGATGTGCAGGGTGCTCTGGTTAAACGTGAGATGATCACATACGTCAACAGCGACCAGGTGCCACGGGATCTCAAGATCGGGATGGGTGTTGACCTTGCGATCAGTAAGTCAGATACGGCTGACTACACCGCTATTGCCGTAGTGGGCTACGACAAGGACTCGGGGCGTAGGTACGTGCTGGACATGTGGAGGGGTAAGGTGGGGTTTCACGAAGTGGTAACTGGCGTACAAAGCCTAGCGGCCAAATGGAACCCATCGCGTATCAACATCGAGGCTGTTCAATATCAGGTGGCAGTAGTGCAGGAACTTCTCCGCAAGACATCCCTACCTGTCAAGGCTGTCAAACCAGACCGTGACAAGGTAACACGTTTCCACGCTCTGCTGGCAAGGTATGAGCAATTGTTGGTTACACACGTACGGGGGCTGGAGCCTTCATTCGAACAGGAACTACTTTCTTTCCCTGAGGGCAACCATGACGACATGGTGGACGCTCTCGTTTACGCTGAGATGGCGGCTGTTAAGTCGCAAGGTGCTGGAGTTGTATTTCTATAACGGACTAGAATAATGGGACTAATTCAACAAATCAAGGCTTTCATCTCCCCTACTGGTGAGGTCGCACAGAACGACCTTCCTATACCAGTTACGGAGTTGTGGAACAAACATAACTTCACACCTATCGTCAACTGGCGTGGTGCTTACCAGATGTGGAAGGCAAACCCTGTGGCTGTGGCCTGCACGTTGACGTATTCGCTGATGATGCCGGAAGCACAGATCGGTGTGATTACTGCCAATGGTTACGACTTCGAAAGCCCTATCGTGGGGATGCTAACACGTAACCAGTGGCGTGTGACCTTTGGTGAGATCATGACGATCCTGTGCATTGGTGGCAACGCCTACGGTTACAAGCTACGCAACGCCTCGGGTGCTATCATCGGCATGCGCTGGTATTCAGACAAGAACTTCGCCCCTGTCAACGATGGCTATGGCGACGTTGAACACTACCTATACTACGACGGTCAGGTAGCGTACACAGTACGCAAGGAAGACGTCGTTCACATCCAGGGCTTCTGGTACGATCCCGAGAAAACACTTGGTGGTGGCAGCCCTGTGGAGTTAGCAGCGCAGTCTATCGAGGGGTATAATGAGGCAACGTCGACTGTGTTCAACATCCACAAGAACGACGCGATGCCGAAGACGATTGTTGTCTACGACGAAGAGCTTACACCTGACCAGGTAGCACTTGCGGAGCGTTCTTTCAAGCGCAAGTACGGGGGCGACCGTAGGGGCTCCGTGGGCATCATGTGGGGTGTCAAGGACGTCAAGCGCCTTGCACTTGACTGGAACGAATTGGGATTAAGTGACACATTCGGTCAATACGAGACGCGCATCTGTGGTGCTTACAAGGTGCACCCGATTATTGCGGGAACGCATATGGGGCTGTCTTCAGCCACCTACAGCAATTTCGAACAGGCAAGTAAGGACTTTACCAATATGGTGCGTGTTCCGTTCTGGAACATGATCGCTGACCAGATCAACGCACAGCTAGCTATCCCTGAATATGGCGTGCAACTTGGGTTCGACCTGTCGACAGTGCAGGCCCTGGCAGGTGAGACCATTGCCATGGAAGCGGTCTCTACGGACAACGACAGCGACGTAGACGATGATTCAAACGTTGACGATTCACCGGAGACACTAAGCCTCGGAGGTGGCGTGTCTTCGGACAAATACTTTCACAAAAACTACAGCGTTACCGTAGGCCCCGAAACAAAAGCCTGGCTACACCATCCCGATTCACAGGTCTACGCCAAAGCATACGACGACCTACTGAACAAGCAATCAGAGAAGATCGCCAAAGAGTGGGGGCGTGTGCTCGATGATCTCTACGACACCATCACGGCTGACGTTAAGGCGCTGCGCATCGAGACGAAAATAGATGACCAGTTCAGCCTCGATGTGTGGGAAAAGAACTTTGTCGAGGGAACCGAGGACAGCCGAACCGAGCTCACGGAGATCGTGCTGGCATTAGCACAGGAAGAGGTCGACGCTGAGGGCGAGTTCACACGGGGCCGTGAGGCTGGTATAACAGAAAGCGCCAATAAGATAGCGGACTCCGTAGGAACCATCAGAACCGACATACAGACTCTACTACGACAGAATGCCGGTGTTGGTGAGGAGGAACTGGCAAGGCTGTTAAAGGAAAAATTTTCTGACCTGAAGGTATCACGTGCCAACGCCATCGCTCGCACTACAGCCACAGCCACAACGGGCACCGTGCAGAAATCGGTTTGGGATGAATTGGGCGGTATCAGACGGTCGTGGGTGGCCTTGTCAGGGGCACGTGACGAGCACATGGCAGCACACGATCAACTCGAAGGCGAAAAGGCAGGGCCTGGGCTTTTCTTGGTAGGTGGTGAAACAACACCTTACCCAGCAGGCGATGGACTATCGGCATGGAACGCAGTAAACTGCCGATGCTTCACACGTGCACGGCAGGCCTAACTTGTGGATAATTAAACAACAGCATAACCCAAATTCGTATGGTATGGGGAACACACCATGAAAATTGAACGTAAGACTTTCGAATTTCAAGCTAAGGCAGAAGGTGACAGTGGCGTAATCGAGGCCATTGTCTCCGTGTTTAATAACGTCGACAGCTACGGCGACCGTGTCAAATACGGTTTCTTCGACGATTCGCTCAAGACTAAACTGCCCAAAGGC